CCTAGAAACAACCTCCGTCCACGACTGGCCACGGTGCATCGACTGGTCCTGCTCGATAAAAAAGTATCCGTCCTTCGGATAGAGGTTGACGTTTATGCGTTTCATTCCACCCCCAAATAATCGCTGCGGTTGGAAGGGTCAATGTAGACCCCATTCTGAACATCCCGGCCAACCTCCCACCAATCATCAAACCCATCGTTGGCTTCCACGTCCACCCCCCGCATCGAAAGCGTCACCTGAGCCCCCCGGCGCGCAGCCAGCACAAGCAGTGTGAGCGAGTCCGCATCGTCCGGGCTGGCGTAGCCACGGCTCATGTAATCCTTCTTAGACTCCACCCGGCGCTTCGCCCCCGAACGAAAACGGCGCTGCGTCACCTGTTGCGTCAGCTTCGAAAGATCAATCGCAGGATTGATGAGCATATACCCAAACTCTCCGAACGCGCGCAACGCGAACCAAAGCTCCGAGCAAATGCGGTCGAAGTCCTCGGCGCACAGCTTGCTATCCTCCAGCATGATCTTTCCTTCGCTGGGAGAGCCGTAAAAATTAATCTCGTGGATCGCGGACGACCACTCATACTTGATCAAGTCCGACACGCCGGAGCCGTTGCCCGTGCGGTCGATAGCGAAAAATTCTGGACGCACACCCGCGTGCTTGTTGATGCGCAGCACTTCCTCTTTCATCGCGATGGTGTCACCCTTCGGCAGCACGAACTGCTGATCGACTGACAGACCCCAGCGTGGAGTCACCTGACCCATCTTGTCCTTGAACATGACCGTCAACCCGTTGGGGTGCTCGATTGACGGCGGCAGCTTCTTGCCCGAGGCGCGGCCCCACGAGCCGAGCGTGTAGCTGGCGGCTGCGCCACCTTCGAGCGCCGTGTCGAGCGCGCCTACCCGGATCGGTTCTTCATACCATACAAATTCGCCACGCCACTTCGGGAACATGCCCGGAGGAATGACGGTAAGCTCGACGCCCTGCGGAGGATACGCGCCGCGCCCCTGCGTGAAATACCCCGCCGACTGCCGACCGCCACCGTTCTCGGCAATCTTCTGGAGCCCCGCCCGAGTCTGCAAGCCGGGATACACCGTCTTGCCCTGCACCACGTTCTCACACTTCTCGCCGTCGAGACGCAACACTTCCCAGCCACGAATCGACTTCCATCGGAAGTGCTGATCCACGTCGAAGTTTTCCCATCCGAACTGTGGCTCAGCACGCTTGCCCAACTCGTTGCTCTGGTCCGTGGGATTGTAAGCGCCGAACAGTTTAAACGTCTGTTTGCCCGCGCCCTCGTCTTCGACTTGCGACAGGATGTTGTCGATGTCCTTCCACAAACCCTGCGGCACGTTCTCTAACTCGTCGATGAAAATGAAAAGGCGCGACAGTGGACCAAAGATCGGATGCGGCTTCGGACGCGGCTTGCGCTTCGTTCCTTGCAAACGACCGGACTTTTTATTCGAGCCAATGGGAATGACAACGCCACGAATCGCGGACACCTGATTGCGCCGGTCCATGCCAATGTAGAGATCGCCGACTTCGCCGGGCATCGGAAGCTTCGCGTCGCGATGCAGCCCGACCAGATGCGAAAAAAGATTCTGTTCCAAGTGGGACTCGCTCGGGCCGACGACGCGCACAGCGGTCCAGTTCGGGTCGCGAATCCATTCGAGCATCAGCCGCACGCCGAAGGAGTAAGACTTCGACATGGACGCTGCGCCCATGATCAGCCCGTTGCTCGCCTCATCAAACAGTCTCCAGATGTCTTTGACCGACTGCGGCTCCGGGGAGAACTGCGTCGGGGTCCAAAGAATCTGCGCGGCTTCCTCCATGCCGCCAGAGTTGAGCAGATAGTGGAGATAATTCTGGAGCACCGGCATCACGTGACGCGGGTCGTCGTTCGTGATTTTGACCGGGAGTTTGCAGACCTCGACAACGAACTGAGCGGCTTCCCTCAGTTGCTCCTTGTGGACCATCGCCGCGACACGCGCAGCAACTTCTTTTTGAAAATAGTCAGTCAGCACGTCGGCGGATAGCTTCCATTACGTCGTCAGCGTCCCAGTCCGCAAACCGCAGCAACGGGAGACTCGACGGAGGGGTGTGAAAATCGGTGCAGATATCGAACCGGTAGTCAAGCTTCGTCATGACGGCTCGCTTTTTGCCAATCTGCCGGAGCGTGTCTCGACTGATCGCCACGCAGCCCGGATAAAACATCACGCCGCCAGCGGCCAGCCGCTTCGGCTCCAGACCAAAATTGATCACGTTGGCCGAGACGAGCACGCCCGGCTTGTTGTAATGCTTCACGGCGAACAAGGACTTCGTGAGACGGGTAAACTTGCGCCGACTGGCCAAATGTTCATCCGCCATGCGATCTGTGAGCAGCAGCGGAGTCCACCCCCACTTGCGCCAACTCTCAGACCAGAGCCGAATGAATCTTGCTTGTTCCTTCGGCGCGTCCGCGTCCGAATTGTAGTAGGTGTAGACGATCATATCTCAAAACGGTGCCGGGGCTAGTCACGTTCATAACAAACGCCGCCCCGGCGTCAACAAAAGAGAGCGGTCAAGCCGCTCGGCGGCGTCATCTCCATCTTCTGGCCGACTGTCCCGCATTTAAGTTACAAGGAAATAGTGCTAAGCAAATCCCGTGCCGTCCACAAAAATCAAACGGGCCGGGGTTTTTGTTATCCCCGGCCCGCAAAACAATTTGATACGTCAAAAGTGTGTCGATTACTTCATAGGCGACTCCTTTCCGTGGCGATTTAAGATTAATGCCATTATCATGTTCGCCCAAACAGTGTCATGCTTGGGCAAATTTGTCAACCCTTTTTTCCGCCATGGCCGTTCTTGTAGCCCGGCTCTTTCCCGTTCATAATACGGGCCAGCCGCAACTCACATTGTTCCTTGTGACGAGCTTTTGCTTGCTCCACAACATCCTCGGGCCGGACGCCTTTGGATTTTACGTATTGGGTGTATGCTCCGCGCATGTTTGTCCTTTCATTGTGTGTTTAGAATACTGGTAGTGAACCGTTTTACGATCCCACGGCTTCCCAGTAGGGGAAGGCAGCGCGGACTCGTTAAGAAAATTGGCGACGGCTTGAAACGTCATCGAAGAATCGCGCAAGGCGATAAGCTGGTTGACCACTTGACGCTGACCATTTGTGGCCCCATACGGCAGCGGACCCTCGCACCGGCCCGTCGTTTTTCGAATCCGGTCGCGAGCCTTGGCCAGCTTCAACACCAGTTCGCTTTTCTGCCACTCGGCGAGCGCGGCCATGAATTGCCGGATCAGTTTTCGGGTTGGGTCTCCGGCGTCCGAGGCAACGTCGATCAGCGCCTCATGATCGCACGCGTAAACTTTGATCCCCCGAACCCGGCACTCCTTCAAAAGCATCTCGCTAACCATGAGATCGCGCGCGAGCCGGTCCATCCGCTCAACCACAATGACACCAATTGGTGTCAAACCTTGCGAGACATGCGCGTCGTGAGTCTCGATAAACTCACGGAACGAAGGGCGATCCATGCCCTCCCGTTTTCCTGACACTGCCTTCTCGAAAAACTCGCCCGCGAATTCCAGACCGTGTTGCGCGAAAAACTTGTCGCATGCGTCACGCTGGCGGTCCGGGCCGTCGCCGTTTAGTTGGCCCCGGCCTGACACGCGGATGTATCGATAGGCTTTCATGTCAGTTCCAGTAATGAGGCGGGCGCTTCCAAAGAAACCCGCGCGCTTCCCACCATCGGCGGGAGTGACGCGTGGGCGTGATTTTGTGCCCGACCACTTTTCGTTCGTTGCGGTCCACATAGACCGCAACCGCAAAGCCGTTCTGAGACGGCTGGACCATCGTTACTAGGGTGCTCATTTACAGGGATAAGTATACCAGAAGGCCGCACCCAAGTCAAGCCCAAATATTCACCAACCCTTGAAAGTAAACCGGCGCAGAGACTTCTTAGGCTCCACCGATTTCTTGCTCTCGGGCGGCTCTGGCTTGGTCGCAGGCACGGATTCATTCTTTGGAAGCTTACTCTTTTCCACGAGTTTGTCAAGTGCCGAATCCTCGGGGCTGAAATCCCCGTAAACGGCCCAATAAACGCTATCCCGGAACGCCACTCCCCGAATGGTTCTGAGCGGCACGTAAAAACACACGCCCGGCTGACGCGGCCAGCCCACGACGATGCCAAGGATTCTGCGAGAGTCATGCGAAAACAATGGACCCCCGGAACTGCCCGGCAGAATCACCATGTCGGCCTGATCGATTGATCTCCAGATGTTACCGCCGTCAACCCCCTGTTGCGAAACGCGACCCCACGACACTGAGTCGTCCATCGACCCGAGAAAATTCCCGACATGGAAAACCTCCGCACCGATGTCGCGCTGCCCAACGTCGTCGAACTGCACGTAGTTGAAAAATCCTTCAGGAGCGTCGAGCCACAACAGCGCGATGTCCTCGGCGGGCGCGCGCATGATCACGCGAGCCTTGAATGACACTGTGCCGACTTTGCGATACTCGTTTCGCACTTTGGTTTCGACGACCACTTCATCGCTGGCGGAAACGACATGCGCCGCCGTCCAGATAAACAGCCGTGTGTTGCCTTGCGAATTCGTGCGTCGCACCACGGCACCGGAGCCCGTTCCTTCGGCGTCCCGGAGGATCACCGTCGCGAGTTGTTCCTTGCCATAATCCCGGTGCTTCTTTTCGAGAATCGGCAAATGACTGCCCACGAGAAACGCGACGCAGAACAACAGGACCGCGCCGACGACGTAATACCGAAAGGTGTTTAAACGACTCATACCTTTTCATTCCTTTCGGCCACACGAAAACCAAGAATGGTCCCCCCGTTAAGCCCCAGCACCGCGATCAGAGACGCGTCGATCCCGACTAGCGTGCCCGCTTTAACGCACGCGATGATCCACATGGTCAACACGGCGGCGGTCCAAAGATGGAAATGCACGAGAATCGGACTGAAACGTCCCTGCCTATCACAAATCAATTCTTGCAGCTTCATAACAAAAGGGGGCTGCCCGTGAAGGCAACCCCCAGTGAGGTTTACAGCCGGGCGCGCGTCTTATCGACGAACGCATCAACAGCGGCTTTCTTGTTCTTGTTGGCGCGGAAGAACAGGTAGGAGACCACGGTTCCAACGACAACACCAGCAACGAATGCAACGATTACCATAACAAGGTAAAAGTGCTAATATCGGAAGTCGTCGTCAACCGGAAAAGAGAGGATCACTAAGCATGCAAGCAGAGCAAATGCGGTGCTCGCCGGGCCGAGCAATTGAAAGGTATGGACCCCTAAGAGTGTAGTAATTTGGAGCGTAAATGCGATTGAGGCACCGGTCACAGTTCAGCTTTGCGCCCACCAACGAGAGCAGTTTTTGAGGCCCGGAGTTGTTCGATGCGCCGGATTGCAACGCTCGCGTTGATCCTGCGGTGCGTGAGATACTCGTTCCACGCGTCCGGGTTCGCGTCGAGCAACGACATGATCGTTGCCCCTTTGCCACCACGCTTGCCTCTGATAGTTTTTTCAAGCCGCATGTAAAAAATAATCGCACGAGTTGCTACCTCGTGCGTTTGTCAAGAGCCGGGCGACTACCCACGTTTCAGCACGAAGCCGGAAGTCGATCTCCAGCGTGCCCTCTTAATCTCACTCACCGCGAGACTGAGTGATCCCGTGTTAATGCTACCATTCTTTCTCTCGGCCACGTTAGCCAACGCCATGTCTCATGACTTTGGGGAGATATTTAGAATCTCTGTCGGAATATTACCGAACTGGTGCGGTCACTCAAACAAATTGGGAGCGGGAAAAGGATTTGAACCTCCGACCTTCAGGTTATGAGCCTGACGAGCTACCAGACTGCTCCACCCCGCCATAAAAGGTCGCGCGAACCGGATCACCCGGTATCTCCGATGCCTCGGCATGTTACCGGTTATGCAATTGAACAAGCCCGGTTTTTATCACTATCGCACGTTTCAAAGATCAAGGCGGACCCAAGGGTATTTTCACCCCTCTCCGGCGTCGGGCCTTGCGGCAACACCGACCCCTGTTTTCAATTCACTAAACTACAGGTCCAACAACGGCGGGTGGCTCTTTCGACTACTCGGCACTCAAGCCGACATTAGGGCCATATCAGCACACCACCCATCAAATTATTGGTGCAAGGAATCTTTTGATCCCTCCAACTTTCGTTGGACTCCAAATTGCACCAAACGACGCTTACCTCACTCTTTCGAGTGTCCAACCGCGTCGAAATTCTTACGGCGAGGTTTGTCGCCCGCCGTTTGCTCCCACCCAACTTTTAACGAGTAACATCGGGGAGCCGATCAATCTCATGCGGGCGTTCGCTTTTCTCAGGTTCGACAGATCACTCAGCGTATCCCGCTTCCAAGAGTATAGTGCCGTTGACACCAATTGGTGTCAAAGGAAATTTTGAAAAAACCTTCGACGGACGGAGCCCGGATCATGCGGAGATTTCCGCTTCCGCAAGGGAGCCCACGTGTGCCGGGCGACCCACTCCGAGATTTCGGTGCAGTAAGCGCCCACCAAACCGAGCACGGCCAGCGGCACGGCCAGCAGACGAAAAATATAGGTGAGCTTCCAATACCACGGCGCGTGACGGCGCTTGCAGTGTTTGCACGTGACGATCTCAGGGTTCCGCGTCACGCACTCGTCAAATAAAACGCTGTCGATGCCGCACCACGTAAACCGATGATGCTCAGGCCGCAGCAGATGAGTCTTGACCGGGCCGACCGAAACTTTGTGCTGATCTCCCATAAGGCTTTGGACTCCTTCAAGGCCACGCATCGCGACCTGATACTTGTAACGCTCCGGGTCGCAAACCGTGCAGATTTCGTAAACCTCGCAGCCGCAAACACGGGCCGAACCGTTGCAGCACTCGCGCTGGCAATCAGGATTACAGGCCACGTTCCACTTCCTTCGGCACCCGGAAGCCGATCATCACGCGAAACTCGAACAAGAGGAAGCACACATGCAAGTAGGTGATGAATGAAACTGGCAAGCCGGGCCGCGCGCCGGGGAAAAGCGTCGGTATAGGCCACCCGATAGTCGCGCCGAGATAACCATATCGCGTGCGGATAAGCTCAACTTCAATGACAGTGCCGCCGATTCTCATTCGAGCGTCGCTTCCCACAACGTTTCGAACGCGTCGATCATTTCCGTCCCGAGCTTTCCGGGCTCCGTTTCAGCCAAGAAGGCTTCCCACGCTTCGAGCACCTTCAACTGGCGCTCGTCATTGGGCAGCAGAACTTTTCGTTTCCATTGGGCGTAGGCTTGGGTGAGAGTCTTCATTCATCGTCCTTGTCGTTTAAACAGTGGTTAGCCGCAAGGATGCACAGCACCCACAGCGCGGCCATGAGCAGAATCACAATCATGACGTGGCCTGACAGTCGGGCGATTTGGCGTCCTGCGAAGGGGGCTCTGCTTCCATCCAGCCCGGCTTTGGACTACCCGTGCTTGCCAAGGCTTCAGCTTCGTCACGCATCCCCTCATTGACTTTGACGAAAGCAGCAAGTCGCCAATCCTTCTCAATGTCAGGATGTTCAATCCGCCATTGAAGCGCGTCATGCTGCAAAAGAAACTGAGGGCTGAAATACCGCGCACCACACGACAACTCGGCACGCCACCGAAACAACTCATGCCCTCCGGCCTTGCTCATCGACTCCAGCGTGATCGTCGTAATGTCTGATCGCCGGTTCGTCTGCTCGTCATTGGGCAGAGGAAAAATCCAGCCCCGAACCATACGGGGAGGGCACTCGTGTGCCTCCAAACAGGCAACAGCGCAAGCGGCAAGTTTTCGGATCATATGGCACACGGGCTCGTTCTCCATGTTCTCGACCCATGCGCTGCGCGCCTTCTCCGCGTAATAGCCGAGCAGGTTTATGTAGTCGCCCACCGACTTAGAGCAAGTCTCAGTGCCGTCAGTGTGCGGTAGAGACTTCTGATAAGCCCGCTCTCGGTCGATCTCCGTGTAAACTTTGTCTCGTGTCATAACTTTGTGACGTAAACTACGCCGACTTAGAACGCGGCTTTCAGCATCTCGGACTCGGAAGATCATGAACGTGACGATTAGTCCCTTGAGGACGAATGTCGTCGTTGGTGCTGCCGATGCCGGTGACTTTCCCATCGGCTGCGAGTTGCAACGGCTTGTTCTTGATCTGCGCGTCCAAATCTTTCTGGAGTTGCGCCAAAACGTCGGCTCGCCTGTTCGCCGTGTCGGCGGGAGGGTCCACAATCGTGTTGGCCGGATTATTGCCGTTCGGGTAGGGATGTTGCGCGCCGAGGATGGCAAGGTCTTCGCCCAGCCAATGCCGCGCCTGTTGCATCGCGCGAAAAGCAAGGGTGCGCTCTGGCGACCTATACCCGCGCGCCCGAAGCGCAACAATCAGCTTGTCCAACGCCAACCGAGTTTCTTTATCAAAAGTGATCTCGTCTAAACGAGCCTGTTCTGCGAATTCATACATTGTTTGTTGCACGCGGAAACAGTGCCAACGGGGAAGCCTCGATGTCAATTTTTTATTTCTCGAAGATGTCACTAAGCGGAGCGCGCGCGTCGACCAAACCCCCAAGCCGTTATCGTAAAAGCTGGCGATCCGACCCTCTGGCACGATACTTGCTAAGTCCCTGTCGGCTCGCCAGATCGCCCGTTGTCAGGGGATTTACAGTTAGTTTGACAAATGGCACGATTCCTGCGCCCGAGACAGTAAACTCTGGACAGTAGTTGACCATCTAGTCAACTATTCGGCACGTCTCGGGAGAGTTTCGCTTAATCAAACAGTCTTTGGGGATACTAAGAAGATTAGTATCAACTAACAATGTTAGACGAGCCTAACATTCTTCGATTGAACAAAGAACAAAGCCGGGACAGCGTTCGAATCAAACGCGTTTCAAGATCAAGAGCTTCTTGCAACGTCATCCCTCCTTTAAGCTCAAGGATTAAAACGTGCCGACCCGCTTTTCGCACCTGCCCAATCCACTGCGTAAGCTTTTCATTTTGGCGAGAGTGCCAATGCAAACTCAATCGCTTACTCAATGACATCTTCGTCGATCCGATATAACGATAATCTTCAGGCGAAGCGGAATCAACGAGACAGTAAACTTTATGAATCAGGCACTCGTTAGTGATCATCGCTATTCCGAACATCCTGCACCAACTTCTTCGCGTGCGCCTCTTGCGCCTGTGCGAGTTGCGCGTCAAGTAGTTGCGCACGAGGATGCAACGATGAGCCCGCCTCTGACATTGCCTTCGCGATCTGCGCGTGCAATTCACCACCGGAACTGTGCGGGTCCGCGTGCTCGTCGCGTTTGATTCGTTCTTGCGCGGTATCATTGAGCGCGAGATATGAAAGCGCCTGAGCCTTCTCGATGGCGCTGGCAAGGTCTGCGAGTGCGCGCGTGCTAAGCTTACTCACTGCGGTGCCGTCCTTCAAATGCCCGGTCATCAAATATTCTTCGAGTTGTTCGTCAGTGAGGTTAGAAAGTTTCTTGATCATTCGCTCACATACAAGACGCATGCGATGAGCTTGAACAAAGTTCATTGCCCGATTGAGCGCGCGCTCCACATCACCGGGGCGTTTCGATTTCTTCAGTTCGATGATGCTACGCAGTTTCGTCAGCCATCCATCGTCCTCGGCCACCTTCAGAATCGTGGCCGGTGATAAATTCAAAGCGTGCGCGGTCTGCTCCACATCACCGCAGAACGCTGCGAACAATAGGAACGCATTCTCTCGATCAAGCAGGACAAGCTCCTGCTCAATTTGCTGGATCGTTATTACGGGCATTCTGTTCTTTCCACTTGCGGCGCTCATCCTCACGCAGACCCTTGCGGGCCTGAGCATTCAACTTACGAATCGCTTCGGAGCTATTCGCAAACAATCGATTGTCGTCCTGTTTCTTCGCGGGCTTCGCCATCACGAAAAGAGTGCCATGCGGTCACAGCCCGGCCAACTCATAAATACTTGCCCCTACCATGCCCTATCACTTTCAACTCTTATGGACCACTTTCCAATAAACAAATAATAATCTATACCATACTACGCGCCCAAAAATAAATAATACTATCATATACCAATTAATAATAAGTTGTTTATTGTAAACTGGTTCCTATGAGTTGAAAGTTGTATGGCATGGTAGGGGCAAGTATCGATCTTTAATCGGGCGATCCGGCGATCAGGCCCATAAACATTGACCTTCTGCCTCTACGTCCGTTCGTCCAGCCATCGGCACACGCTTGGGTAAAATAAGACTGGGTGCAATCTCAACACGTGGCGCTAAGTTAGCGCAGTGAAATAAATGTGGACGAAAGCGAGATAGATCAGCACCTTGTTAGCGTATGGTTGACTATAAGATTACGACCCTGAATCTGGACAAGGTAGAGTTTCAGACCACGGGCAGCACCGAAGAACGAATACAACTCTTGTTACAATCGAAAGAGGCAATCCGCAATGTATACACATACTTTCGCGGATTGTTTACCGTGCGTCTCTACCTTGGTGATCGTCAAGTGAACATCGCGAACGGGAAGCCACAGAAGTGCATCCGCATGGCCGACTGTGCGACGCTTTACTTCTGGCCGTATCGCCGGAAGCCCGACCGCGAGATCATCGAAACCGATCTGCATTGCGGCATCGAAGCCGCGCGCTATGAACTGCTCAACAACGTGGCAGTGCGTGACCAATTGGTTTACGTCGAAAACGTGCTGATTGGTAAAGGAGCCATTGACCCAGTCAACAAGCGCAAGCCGCGCGGTAGGGTGTCTCGCGCTGAGCTATTGACCGCGTGGGGCGACTTCAAAGGCGCTCTCGATAGCGCCAAGCTGCAATGTGTAGAAAAATCGCTGGGTGCCTATGAGACCGCGATTGTCGAACACATCGAAGTGACCCAAAAGCTGATCAACAGTATCGACCGACAACTATTCCCGATATGAGTGAAACCTACGACCAAGCCAACGCGCCGATGCGCCGCAAGGTGAAGACAGAACCGCCAGCGCCGCCGCCTCGGGACTTCGATAAGGAGCAAGGGGCGATCAATCAAATTCTGAACGCGCTCGCGCCGTTCCCGAAAGAAGTGCAGGCCACTCTCATCAAAACCGTGGTCGTCTTCAAAGACATTTACATCCCTCGCGACATATGATTGTCCATCTCAATTATTTGGGTTACTATCATCGGCACAAAACTGATTCGATCCCTCTGAAAGACAAACACGTCTACAAGATCACGCGCATCGAATGCGGTTTTCAGGTTCCTACCGGCTGGGATAACGGCCCTGTGTTTTCGCGCGTGGGTGATTGCATCACCGAAGATCAGGTGCTCTACGCCGTGAACAAAAACATTTCAGTGGACGTGATATGAGAATTTATTACGCGCACTGCATCGCTATCTATGACACGCCGCAGGAGCAGCGTGATATCGAAACGTTGCAACAGTTGGGCTTCGAAGTGGTCAATCCGAATTGCCCGGAGAGCGCCAACGGTTACAAGGTGCTGGGCATGGAATACTTCCGGCAGTTTGCCGACACGTGTGACGCAATCGCATTTCGGGCGCTGCCCGGTGGGTCAGTCCCGGCTGGCGTGTTCGCGGAGATTGGATTTTTTCGTGACAAGGGCAAGCCTGTGATTGAGTTGCCATCGTCGATCAATCTTCGCGAGATGTCCGTGGAGGAAACGCGCGAGTATATCAGGGAGTGCGGCGCGAGATGAAGTGCGAAGTGACCGGCCACCCGGAGGGCTTGTGTAACTGTCCGTTTCACAAAACCTCACTGCGCGCATTCGAAGATGAAGTCGAAGCTGCGCGGCAGAGTTATACTGATTTGGTTTTTCGTTGGCTGTCCGCGTGCCGAGATTTTCCATACGCGCAGCATCCGTTACCTACTTCAAATCTGTTGGCGCTGTGGAAGCGTCAGGAGATCATCGGCACGTGCGCGAGAGAGTTTGTGCGCAGCAATCCAGATTTTAAATATGAACCGCGTTGGTAAATGGCAACTCATCTGCCGCGCCCTTTTTGGCTGGTGCATCGGTAAGTATTGGGCGAACGAAAATGATCGATACGCAGCCGCGTTGATTGGGCTCATGATGTGTGACCTTGAGATCACGCAAGGGATGCTGGCGCGTAAAAAATATCTGTGGGAAAAATGCAAGTGGTGGGGCCGAGCGTAGCGAGGGATAGGGGAAACCCCTAGCCCATAGACAGCAGAATTTCCTCTTGCGTTTAAACGTGCTCCAGCGTAGTCTGTGGGCATGACATTTACAGAAGCACGCGAAACACTCGGAAGCCGGGACTCCAAAAAGATCGGGAACAATACGCACCTGATCAAGCTGCAAGACGCGGCTGGCCAGTTCTACATCGGGCTGCGGCTGCACAATACGGTCATCCTCGAATTTCATGAGGACCGGACCGTGGTCAGGACGGGCGGCTGGCGCACCGCGACGACCAAATCGCGCATCAATGAATATCTGCCGGTGGGCAACATCTGCCAAGCGGGCGGTGTCTGGCACTGGAATGATCACGAGGTTAGCGAATTCGCCGAGGGCGACGAGATCATCAAACTGGCCGGGGATTATCGCATGGCCGTGCGCGACTGCAAGGGGATGCTGAAAGGCACGTTCGCCAAGTAGATTTACGTATTGACACCAATTGGTGTCATTCTATAGGATACACGTATGACGACACTTCAAAAACTCATCGACGAAATCGTGGCCGATTATGACCGCGAATTCCGCGCGGCGCAATCGCACGCTGCCCTTTACCGTGCGTTGCAACGGTTTGAGGGCAAAACCATCAACAAGCGTTTGCTGAAGTATTACGAGGAACAAGCGCCGTTCCGCGTGAAGCGGGTAGATTTCGAATTTATTGCCGGGCTGCATTATCTGGACGTTTTTCCGCTTGAGGGCGAGCGCATCCGCCACTTTATCGGTTACGCGCAAGACTGGGCATGCTGTGATCCTTCCGAATTTGCAGAGCGCGACGCGAGTAACGGCGAAGCGGCGATCCGGCGAAATGACGAGCGACAAGCCTTACTCGCTGACCCGAATCACCTGCGCGTTCTGGCGAAGGCTATCGACCAGCACAACGCGGCATACCGACATGTTGAGGCGCTGACCGCCCATGGCATCATCGGGCATCAGGCGCATTACATCGCCGCGCGGATGCTGGAAGGCACTGAATACCACAAGCGTGCCGAGGACGAGGCCCGTGAGGCCCGGAGGCGCGAATAGGTAGGAATACGGTATTGACGTTTAAACGTTCTCATTGTAAGGTCTAGACATGATTGAAACAATAAATAATTGGAAGCCCAGTGTCCACAAGGCGAAGGGGCTGGAGTGGGGCAAGGTGGTGCTCATCGCCGACACTTTTAAAAACCGGAGCAAGAGCGAGGAAGAAGCCAACATCTATTATGTGGCCGTGACTCGTGCAAAGAAAACTCTGGTGTGGGGAGAAAAATAATATGAGAAAAGCTGATGAAATCACACTGCTGGACACCCTGATACAGCAGACGCCGCGCAACAGTTACCTCCGCTCCATGCTGGACCATTTACGCCCGCAGTTCGAGAGCGATATCCGCAGCGACTTTTCGACGCTGCCCGACATCGCCTTGCTGGAGTCCGAAGGCGTGGCACTCGTGGAGCAAAATGCCAAGTTAAAGCGGCTCAACGCGGACGTGGCGAAACAACTTCAGGATCAGCGACGGACGCAGGCGTATATGTTTAATCGCGTCAAAGCGTTGAAGGACGAAGTGATGCAAGCTGGCGCGATGCTCGAATCCGCTCTGGACAATTTCACAAAGGAATAATATGCCAAGATACATCAGGGACAATGCCCTCGACGTTTTCGCGAAACAATGCCGGGGCTCCGGCGCAGAGCCGAATATTTATTTCGTCATGCACGGCGGCGAGTGCGTGCTGGCCACGAAGGTTTTCAATGTCGCCAACAATCAATTTGATTGGCTGGTGCAAAACGGAAAATTGTCCGCCGTTCTGGCGGACCGGCGATCAGGCGATGTGGCCACTTACTATCCGGCGACAGGGCTTTCGGTCGATAGGCGCAATGAAGACTACTATCAGGCTCAAAAGTTTTGTCTGACCGAGCAGAGGGTAAGAGAGATGCGCGCCGTCGAAGCGCCGCAGATCGACAAGCCCGGCCAGTGGCTTGTGAAGCATGGCAGATTATCGGACACCTACTTTTATGTGCAACAGGTGCAGCGCAACGGCAAGCTGAAAGGACTCACTGTGTATTTCAATC